AAAATTATGATCTTCACCATATTCAAAAAAACAATCTATATTTTTTACAATCACTACATCTAAATCCATATATAAAGTATTACCTTCAAGTTGACTTTCAGGACTAAACAATTGCATTTTATTAAACCAACCTTCAAAGTCGTGGCGTTTGAATTGTCTAAATTGTATTTTATGACCAGGTAATGTTCTTTTTAATCTTTTTTGTATAATTGTACTATCTGTAAAACAGATAAAGTTATGTGATAATGTCGTATGTCGTTGTACCATATTATACAACTTTTCCACATACTCAATTAAATATTTGTCACCATAATATACACAAGCAAAATTCATTAGACTAATTGTTTACTTAAAGTTTCGTAAGCAATTCCTTTTTCTATTTCATCTATGGTAAATTGATTATCAGCAACCATTTTCAACCACTCTTCCATAGTTTTTCTTCCAGGTTTCATTGGCTTTTCTATTTTACGAATATCTCTACTTGTAATAAAACTACAAACGTGTCTTTGATGAGTAAACGCTGGTGTCATATTTAAAATACCATCAATTGCACTTAAACTCATATTTGTAACTACACAATGAGCATCTTTTAAATCATCTTCTATATTTGTATTCCAAAACTCGTTGTTAGGTCTTGGTTTATTTCTAAGTTTTATAGGTCTATCTGTATGTTTTTTTAATTCGTTAGTAACTTGTTCAATCCATTCTTCTTGTGATATACCATTAATATGATAAGTTAATGTTGGAGAGGAAGGACAGAGTAAAATATGCTTAGTAACACCTGTTTTCCAACCTTTAAATTCAGCGTCTATTCCTTTACTTCTTAGTTGATTTAATCTACTCCCATCACCCACTTTACATCTAATTGTGTGAACATTACCTTTACATATTCTAAAATATGTTTTATCATAATCATTTATTTTAGGTTCTGGATAACGTGTAATTTGTTTTGTAAGATATCCTGTATCTACATACCACCACTCTTGTTTGTTTTCAATAACATTTTGTATTTCTTTTATATTATTTCCACCAAGACCCCAAAAGAAATGTATATTTTTATCTTCATCTTTCCAACCCTTTTCAATAGCAGGCCAAATCTGATGAGATAAACATTTATTCCAAGTTATTTTATGAGTAATAATCATAACATTTTATAATTAAAAGTTTTAAAGTCATCACTATATAGTTCATTTACAAGAGGTATAACTTTTTCTAAATCTTTTTCATAATCTTTTTTTACATCTAAAGGTGTTATATTTCTAACTAATACATCTTTTATATCGAATTGTTTTAAAAATTGTTTTACTTTATCATATTCTTCATACTTAAATATTTTAATATCTTTAGTATATCTTAAAAATGTAACTTGTGGTTTACACATTATATAAGGTTTGTAATGTTTCATTTTTTTAGGTTGAGTTTTAGCTGCTCTAAACCATATCTTTGTTTTTTTCATATGTTCTGATAATGTGTATTTACTTAAAAATTTAGGTTTTCTTTTTATCATATAATACCAAGACAAATATCTGTCATATGGATTTCTAACAATACTAAACTTTGTAAGTTGTTTCATTTTTTCACGTGTAATAAATTTATAAGCAATAAATTGAGAGTATGATAAATGTGCAGATATTAATTGTAAATTATCTTTTTCTATTTTACCTCCAAATAATTGGTCTCTATTTTTCCAGCTAATATTATATTTTTCTAAAAAATGTTTTAATATGGTTTGACCCCCAGTTTTTGGAATATGAATAAAAAGTAAGTTATCTTGTTTACTATACACTTTGTAGATCCTCAACTAATTTCTTAGCAACTCCATTTTCTATTTCATCTAAACTAAATTGAGCTGATAATAAACTATTTACCCAATTTTCTAATTCATCTTTTGTTGGATAATGTAAATTATTAATGTCGCTAATATTAACTTTAGATACTGGAGTAGCAAATGATATATCTTCACAGATAGATGGAATACCATTTAATAATCCTGATATAACAGCTGTAGTTTGAGATGAAATCATACAATAAGTTTTACTAAAATATTTTTCTAATGAAGTTGTATCATCTTTTTTCTTAATAATAATTTTTCTATCTGTATGTTTTTTAATCTCTTGGCAAGTTTTAAATATCCATTCATCTGTATTACCATAATGATATAATCTACAAATGGCATCAGTTGGAGGTAATACTAATATATCGTCACCACTATTTCTATATTTTTCTAAATGTATTGATATTGGTTTTAACTTTTTAAATTTATCAATACGACTTTTAGCAATATTGTTTTCATTCCAATTAAGTAAATAGTTTAAACTTTCATTATCTTTTGTAATACGATAAAATTTATCGTTGAGAATATTGTCTTTTATATGATTGTTTGCTCTATAAAAATATGCGTGATCGCAATAATAGTAAGGTATTTTTAATTTTTTTGCTTTCCAAACGACTTCTTCAGTTCCTCTTAAACACCCCATTATAACAATAGGTGTTTTATCTTTAATCCATTCGTCTATTGTGAAATTTTCCCAAATTGTTTTGTCATATTGACCTACAACTCCATTTGTACTTTTTTTAAAATTACCACCATATGTTTTTACAAAAGGTCTTACGACATCATCATAATATTTTTTTGTACCTAAACCTATGATGTTCATTATATAAGATCAATTTTAGTACACTCTTTATAATAATCAAACCAAATTTGAGAATAGTCACAATTTTTATATTCTTTAAAATATGGACCGCCTTCTGTGTAATGAATATTATTAACGTCTTTTTTATATTCATATTCATCAGCTAACCAATTCCATTCCAATGGTAGATCACCAATTAAGTCTTCACTTTCTAACCATTTAAATTGATGAAGTTCTAAGCCAGAAGCTCTATTTACATAGTTAGGTGTGAGTTGAGTACATTTCTTACAGTTTAATAACATAAAACTAGACCAATTCTTTTTTGGATAAACTGTTTGTACTTGATTTAAAAATTTAGTTTTACTTTTTGGTGTGTAATCGTGTTTACATACTTGAACTGCATACTTATCATCTCTTAATCGCCATAGTTCAGCAATATCTGCTTTCATTAACATATCACAATCCATAAACAACGCCCAACCTTGATAATTCATTAAATGTGGTATAATAAAACGACTAAAAGAAAACTCAGTAGATGATAAGTTATTTCTTTCTCTTACAAAATCATCTTTAATATTGTTGAGATAAATTGGTGTAATTGCAACTGGTTTAGTAGAGTTCTTTAATATACTATAACTCAATACATTAAACGCTACTTTTTCTTTACTATCATATCCTATAAAAACATTTATCATTACAACCTCGATTCTGGACTTTTTAAAGTTTGTTTTCTTTTTGGACCTTTGATGTGGTCATATACTTCTCCTAATATTGATCTGGCTTGAACGTGTCCAGGTCTACCATCTCCAATATTATGATTTAAAGTTTTTCTATTACTTTCAAAATCTTTTCTAACATAATCCCAAACATAACTATCGTGTTTTTCAATTAATTTATAAATCTTATCTTTTGAATACATATCTTTCATTTCTTTAGCATAATCTTGTGTATCTTTGTGTTTCATATTGAAATATAAAAAACCACATTCACTATAATTATTACCTCTACCTAAATAAGTCATCATACAATCATCTCTATGTATGTATTTTTTTATCCATTCTACATTGATAGGTTTGTAAAATATACTGTCTGCGTCCATACAAATTAATCCATCATAATTTTTATTGTTTATTATTGCATCCGTGTAAGAATATACTTTATAACAAAATCTGACTGCATCTTGTAAATAACCATCTGCTGTATTTTGAATAGGTTTATTTTTATTTCTCTCTACAAATTGTTTACACTCTGGTACTTTTTCAAACAAATTAATAACATTAAATTTGTGTTGAGGTATCTCTTTCATATCTTCACTATAAACAACTAAATCAAAATCAAACCAATTATAGTTATCAAAAAACATATAACCATAATCACCAAACAATTTTTTATTTAATGTAGTGATGACACCTATTTTCATTTTGTAAAAATAGTTTCCTTTCTCATATTACCTTGCCTACGATAACCAATATTATTTAAAAACTTAACAACTTGATCGTGGTATTCAATTTCTTCTTTATTTCTTTTAGGTAATTCTAAACATAGTACCATATTATTCTTTTTTAAAGTTTTTTGTGCACCCAAGACAATTTCAAATTCGTGTCCTTGACAATCAACTTTCATAAATCCTATATCTTCAAGTTCATAACTATCTAAAGTTTTGACATCAACTAAAACTTTATTTAATTGTTTTGGACTTAACTTTCTTTCACTACTACCTGTTTCAACTCCGTGACTTATTAAACTTACATTACCACATTCATCTGGACTAGAAAATAACTCTGCTCCAACTTTTGGTTGATTGGACAAAGCAACTTCTTCTAAATTCCAATTATCAAAGTCTTTCATATTTTCTTTATAACATAATATATTTTCTGGATGCGGTTCAAACGCTAAAACTTTTTTAAATTTACTACATAAATCTTGTGACCAAAATCCTATGTTACCTCCAATATCTAAAGCAAAGTTAAAGTTCTTTACATATCCCAATGAATAATCTCTGGTATCTTTTTGATATTCAAACTTACCATCATATTCTTTCATCATTTTTAAATAGTGGTTATCCCACTCTGGCATAAACCAACCTTTTACATTTTTCATTTAGGTATCTCCGTGTGTTGTATATGAGTTAAATTACTTATATGATCTTTTTCCGATTTTTCTGTTATAAAATATCCTTCAATTTTGTCAAAGTTGTTTTCTTTAGCCCATTTAACTCTTTTATTTCCTAAATGTACATAATAACCTTTTTTAAGATTACCTTGACTATCAGTATGTTGTGGATTTTTTTTAACTATTCTACGTTGTACCCATTCTGGTTTTTCATCTGATACAACTATTGGATATAACATTCCGTGATTTTCGAAACTTTTAGGATATTCAAATTTATTTGATCTTTTGGTCAACCAATGGTCACTTGGTATAATTTTTAATTCATCTACATTAAATAGAGTGATAGGTATTTCGATATCTTTAGGTTTATTTTTTGCTTTGAGAATTTTCATAACCACATTTTGCTATATAATAACTATCTATAATATCCGTTACAGGATTGTTTAATTTTCCCATATCAAAAACTTGTTTCAAATTCACTTTAGTTTCTTTTGTAAAAGCTTCATACATTTTTTCTTTATCTGCGTTACCTTTACCAGTAGCAAATTTTTTAACGACACTAGGAACAATAGTTCCATATGTAAGTTTACGTTCGGATAACCTATATTTGAGTATGCCACAGTTCTCTGCGATTTGAAAGACTGCTTGTCCTTTTGAACCAAAGGAATATCCTTCAATGAAGATTTCCATACCTTCACATACGTTTGCGAGAGTG